TTAGTCACTGCCTGTTCGTGCTTTGGCCTGAATGGCCGCGACCTTTGCCATTGCCGATACCGCCTGTTCGTCCTGTTCGATCTCCTGAATGTACTTCTGCAACTCCGCGATGCTGCCGTGCCCACCGAGCGCCTGCAGTTCAGCGACAGTGCCACCGGACTTGTAAAGCGTGTACAGCGCGGCTTTGCGCAAGCCGTGAGCCCTGAAGTTGCGAACCCGTTGATCGTCGCACAAGACAGGCTTCAGGCCTGCAGCGTTGCACCAGTCTGCGAATTTGTTGCCGAACGCAGCGGCCGATGCGAAGGGCCTGCCATAGTCGTTTGTCAGGAAGGCCAGCGCATCGCTCTTATCGTCACCCTTTAGGCGCTCGGGCATTGCGTCCAGTGCTTCTTGCAGGCTCGGCAGGATCGGGATCGTCAATGTCTTGCCGGTGGAGCGAAGGGTTTTGGAAGGCCGCCATGTTAGCATCGTAAGTTGACGGTCGGGATCATACGAAGAGTGCTGCCGACCGATCTTGTGCGCATCTTCGCGGCGCGCGGCGATGTTTAACATCAGTTCAAGCGCCAATCGCGCCGTGGTGCCGAGCGCGTGCCGCTCGCGATACTGCTCGATCTGCGGCGGCTTCCACGTCATATGACCGCTGCTCTTGATGCCGCGCAATGGCCTGATGCCTACAGTCGGATCAACCGAGCACGCACCCTCCCCGATGGCGAACACGATAAAATGGCGCAAAGTCTTGATCGCGTTCTTCTGAGCGTTCGGCGTCTTGCCTTCTAGAAAGTCGTTGATGTTCTTGCGCTGGATCGTCGCCAGTCGATTGTCGCCATAACGCCGACCGCTAGGCGTCCGGTGCTCGCGGAAATGATCGAGGATTGGCCTGCGGAAATTCTGCGAGGCCTTTGCCAAACCTTTCGTGAACACATCGTTCTTCAGGTACTTCGCAACAATTGCATCGATGGTGCCAGCGTTGGCCCGCGACGCGCCGATCTCGGCAACCGGCATCGGCCCGCCAGTTTGATCGAGCAGCGCGTGATAATGGTCCATGAATTCGGGCGATCCGGGACGGCCCTTGATCGTCTTTTTCTTATGACCCTTACGGCGAAACTGGTGACGCAGTTTGCCACGCGAATCGTAGAAGCTATTGACGAAGTCCAGCTTGATCTCAGCCATTTGCCCCTAGTCCCATTCCTTGGCGTCCGCAGCGTCCTCATCAGGACCGCCTTTCGAGCCGCCATTCCGAATATCGTATTCAATCGAGCCATCCAGTTTGGCAATGATACGGACACCCAAGCCGAGCTTCGCCGCATGCTTGAGGATGGCGGGGGTGGAATTGAGCCGAGGCGGCTTCCTTGCGGAGGCCCGCGATGCAGTCTTGCGCTTGGGCTGCTCCAACCCGATGAAATCAAGCGCCGACCAATACCTATCAACATGCGCCAACGGAGGTATCGACCATTGATCTACGTACTGATCGTTCATTTTGCCCATCTCTCTCGGGGCCTATTTAGCGATGGCTTTTTCGATCCACCAGAGCGAGGCCTACGATTCCGGCAACGCCTGCAATAGACCTGATCGGTCCGCACTGCATCGAACACGTCCCCGCAAACTAGGCAAATTTTTTTTGCCCGCAGAGCTGCGGTGCGCTGCGAAATCAAACCGTTATGATGGTGCTGCGCGCACTTGCGGCAACAAAATACCTGCCGAGAAATATTTTGAGCGTCGAACGCCACACCGCAATGGCGGCACATTTTACCAGCGCGCGCCTGCCGTCTCTGTTCCGATATCAGCTTCCAGTAGGCGGCCAGACAGCAGGCGTGACTACAAAAGACTTGCCGCACATCATGATCGAGCGGCAGAGCCCGCCCACAATGCGGGCAGCGGTCGCGCAGATCACAACTGGTCAATGAGGTCCCACATCGAGCGGGGCCGCAGCCGCGCAGCTATTCTTCCACAACGATCGCTGCAGTATTTCTTGCGCCTCGATGGCAGCGGCGAACCGCACATCCAGCAATAGTCGTCACGCAAAAATCCACCCTGACAATATTCCTGCTGTCCCTCAATCCACATTGGACGGCGCGCGCCTATCCGATGCAGAGCGGCATGAATCACAGCGGCGGCTTGCTGGTCGGCGTGGGTCCAAGGCCAACCCTGCAAACACAGCTTCGACCGCAGCTTATATCGCCGGGGCGCCTCCTCGGCGAACGGCGTTGGTTGGGCTTCGCGCATGAACGGCGCCAGCGTTGCGACCATCTCTAGGAATTGACGCTCGCCCATTCTCCAAACGACACGCGACTTTTGCTTTGCGACGTGCCGGGGTTCTCGATAACCCCACTGCGTTCGCCTTGCCGCTGGGTGCGGCCAACGTGATCGCATTAACACGGCGAGCCTCCGTCACTCGGCGGCTTGTTTTGGTGCACCGGACTGTTCGGACTGCATGTTCATCGGAGACAAGAACTCGTCGCCAGCTGGATCGCTGCGCCGGTTGATCTTTTCCCACGCGCGGATTTCGTTGGCCGATGCGCCGCCGATCTCGCGCATGATTCGATAAGACTGCCAGCGCGTCAGCATGTCGCCGCGCAATAGATCATCCTGATCGATCTCGACCAGATGGGTGCGTTGGCCCTCTTCCGACAACAGATCGCGCATGATGACCTGTTCGAGTCGCACGATCCACGGCGTCAGGCAATGCGTGGCAAACATGCGATTCAACTCGACAACGTTCGCGTAGCTTCCGTTCGAGATGTCAGCCAGCAACGGCAGCGGCACGCGATAGATTCGCGCAATGGTCTCGGTGCCGAAACGCCGCGACGCCAACAGTTCGGCATCCTCGGGACTGACGCTGATCGACTGCCATTTCAGGCCCTCTTCGAGAACCGCCACTTTGCCAGCCTTGCCGGGACCGGCATACTCGTCGGTGAATGAATCCCGGATGTGATTGTGAGCGCCTGTGCTGATTCGATCTGGATGAGAGAGCACGCCGGACAGGCGCACGCCATTTTTGAACGTGCTGGCGGCATGCCACTCGGTCGCTATCGTCGTGCCAAGGGCCTCGCGGGTCCGCTGCAAGCGACTCTTGCCGATAATCCCGTCATCGGACCGGTCGCGCAGATGCAGCACCTCCTCGGACAATAACCGCCGACGACGACCGTCGAGATCGGAAATGTCATAGACGACTTGGCGCGTTTTCGGGATTCGCCACACGCTGACCTGATCAGGATGGTACGGAATCAACCCAATCGGCGCGCCACGACGGTCGCGCTCGATCTCGGCATACGCATTGCCGCGCAGCAAGCAATGGCCGAGCAGCATCTCGAAAAATTCCGATGCGGTCTGGATGGTGTTGGGTTGCTGAAACAGTCTGGCGACGGGGTGTTGGTTGTCTGCAAGCTTCACCCCGTCACCAGCACGCCGGTACACGTGCAAGGGCAAGCACGCGACCGTTTCCGAAATACATTGGATGCAGGCATAGACGGCAGACAGATTCTCGGCATAGTAGGGACTGACAATGGCCCTCGACTGCGTCTCAGTCAGCCCGCGCATCAAATCCCATGACGTTGGCACCGCGTTGCGCCGTTCCGTTCTCGATCCAAAAATGCGCGTCAGCAGGTTCATCGGACGATGTCCAAGAAACGTCGGCGAGCCGCCACAAGCGGAAACGAGCGTGGACGTGCCCGGGCCTGCACGACGGTTTGGCTGTAGGCGGGATGTGCGGAAACGACGCTGATCTCGCGCAGATCGACACTGTTGAGAATGCGATGATCGCCATCCCAGCGTTCATCGCTGGCGATGAATCCGAACGACATGCCGCCCGCATCATTGCGCTGAACCAGTTCGAGAATGTCCCGGCCATAAGTCGTGTCGGGCACGTCGAGATCAAACGCCAGCCCACGGTTATCTTCACTGAGACGCAGCGTGGAGGATTTGGTTCGCGCCAGCACGCGACCGGCATCATGATCGACCAGCGCCAGCACATCGGCACCAGAGGCGAGCGTCTTCCGGAAGGCGCCGGGCGATATCGTCTCAGTGAAATCGTTGATGCGCGCCTCCGTGCCGAACGTCGCTGCATAGCCTGATAGCCGCCGACCGTTGGCGCGCAGTTCGAGGGATGCGGCGCGGCGTTCGATGGTCATGTCGTTAAGACGTCTTTGGTCGCTGCGAAACTTTTCACCTGACGAACGGCGACATCGCATGTCGCCATCGCGCGAACTTGCACGTTGCCCTTGGTGTAAGCGGTGCTCTCGTAAGGGTTGACGAGCACGTCAAATGCGCTCCAGTAGCCAATCAGCAGGTCGCGCCAATTTCCAAAGACCAGCGCGCTGCAAACCGTACCGCTACCGCCCTTCACCAGATTTGATGGAATGAGGTTTGTCTGCACCAACGGAAAACCGGCGAGTTGAACGGCACCGGGATTTTCGAGGATAAAATTCGATGATGTGTCGGCGGTGGATTTCAGGACACTGGTGCACTTGCCGACGACCTTCGTGTTCGTCACAAATCCAAGACTGCCGGTCAAAGCATTCGCGCCAGCAACAGCCGACACGAGCGCGCAGATGTTCGCCCATGTTGGCGCAAGGCCAGCAGCGCCGCCCGGCACGTCACCAATGCCACTTGTCGAGAGAACACCGACCGGTTCATTCGAGCCGCCGCCGATTAGCGCGCCCTTGTCGATCGCCCTCGCGAGCAGCGCAGCGAAATCATCACGGATGATGGTTTCGACATCGGGAGTTGATTGCTGCAGCATGTTGCGGCTGACTTCGACGAGCGCGCCGACGTGCTTTGGACTCAATGACACCTGATCGAGTTGAACATCAGATGCGGTGAGGCCCGAGTTTTCAGCGACCCATTCACCCGTCGCCGATGCCTTCAGCCGTGGAATCGAAACGTTGCCGACGAGATTCGAGAGCACGCGTGCGCCGAGCCGCGCTGTCGCCAGAGCATCGCGCAAAATGTCGATAAATTGTCCGGCGAGCAGATCGGTGGCGATAATGTTGGAGCCGGGACCGGCAGCAGGCGCCGCAGTGGTGACAACGCGCCGTTCGAAGATTTGCGTCGGCGCCAGCATCCCTTCTGGCGTCATGCCGAACCGACGCTGTAGCTCTTGGCTGATCTCGATTTCTCGACCAGCATCGACAGCCATGCCGGACTGATGGGCAATCGCGCGGATCAGCGAATATTCGCGAGCCCGCTCCTCGAAGCTGCCATCACCCCGACCATGATGCAGGATCGCTGGTGCCGCGCGCGTGGCTTCCTGAAGATCGACGGCGCGGGCGATCTGCCTATCGAGGCCCGCAATCTCGCTCTTCAGCTCTTTGTGGCGCTTGTCCTCGGCGTCGGAATAATCCCGCGTCTCAGTTTCGACCTTGTCATTGATCGATTGCATTTCGGAGACGGCGTGAGCACGCCTCTCCTGCAGCTCATGGAGCTTGGCCATTCTGGCCTCCATCTGTCCGGGCGTCCCCGGCACTGGGCTAAGGGCCGTCATCACGACGGGCCTATGGACATACTAACCCATTGGGCTAACTGAGGAAACAAAACTCGGCGACGAGGCTTCTTCGACCGTTGCTTTAGTATTCCCGCTGAGAATACTAAAGCCACGTCCACGGAAGGCGCTATTCAATCGTCAGGATACCGCGCTCCTCATAGACCGACCGGCGCTTGGGTGGGGTCCGGCTGGCACTTCCCATCGCCATCAGGAGGCTGACAGCGCCGTCGATATGTCCAACAGCTCTTCGTTTGCTGGGCTTGCGGTTGCCTGCCGGGTCCATCTCGATTGCGATGTTCGAAATCTGCCAACGCAGGATCGGATGGCCGCCGTGGTGGATTCGCCTGTCGAGGACGGCCGCCTCCAGCAGCTGCACGGGCTGAGCCATGGAGACGAACCCTTGACCGAATTCCTCCATCGGCAGCTCGATGCCTTCCTCGGCGCACTGGGCGTTGAAAGTCTTGATGAAGGCCCGGTCATAGGCGACGGCAACAAGCTGGTACTCGGCGTTAATCTCGGCGAGCCGCCGAATGATGGCCTTGAAGTTGATCGCTTTGCCGGGCGTCGTTTCCAGCAGTCCGGCATCGCGCCAGCGGCGATAGTGGCCGCCTTCCTTGCGATCTCGATCTAGCAACCCTTCGTCCGGCAACCAAAAGAACGGCAACACAGCGCCGTTGTGCGGCCAGTAGAGAACCAGCGCGCTCATGTCCGTTGTCTGCGAGAGGTCGAGACCCGCATGGCAGGGCCTGCCGACCAGCTCCGCCATGTCGAGGGGAGCAGCACACGCCATCCAATCGGCGTCAGAGATAAACTGTACGTTGGCATCGATGCGCTTATTCAGCCGCAGATTCTCGAACTTCGCGCGGAAGCTCGGCAGCCGCTTGGCCTGTGCGGCTTGCGAGCGGAATTCATTCAGGTCGAGGAATTTGCCGAGTGCCTCGTTACACGCGAACCATGTTTCTTCGTCAAAGATATCGGCATCGTCCGGCGCGACGGCCAACTGCAGATAGACGGAGGGATCGACGCCGAGTTTGGCATCGTCGATCATCTGGCTGAGCGGGTGCTGATCGTTCGCGGCTTGAGTCGAGATGATGACGCCGAGCGCCTGCGACCTCTTGCCCATGGCGGTGCGCAGGTTGTCGAGCAAATCCGCGTTCGGCGCTTGCGCGAATTCGTCGAACACCCAGAACGACGGCGCGAGACCATGGGCCCGCTTGTCGTCGGCGGACAGCGATTCATAAACGCTTCCGGCGCCGTCGCCGGACAGCACCTCGATGACCTTGCCATAGCGCTGCAGATTACAACGGTGCTCGAAGTCCGGCACAGCCTCGATGATCGCCTTCATCTCCGCGAAGATCAGCGCGGCTTGCAGCTTGTTATAAGCCGCAGAATAGATTTCGCCGCGCGGCTCGCACTCAGGGCCGAGCAAGTGACACAAGGCTAGGCCTGCGAGCAGTCCGGTTTTGCCGTTGCCACGCGGCTCCCTCTTGATCGCTATCCTGATCTTGCGCCGACCGTCCTTGGACACGCGGCCATAAACGTCCTCCACGAATTTGCGCTGGCCCGGCAACAGCCGCATTTTCTTGCCCGCGCGGATTCCCTTGGTGATCGGCAGGCTTTCGAGAAACGCGATGACCCGAGCGACCGGCGTTCGCTTGCGTTTCCAACTGGCATGAACGCCCTTTTTCGTTGCTTTGACGGTGCTTCGTTTTCTGGCCCCTGCACCTCTGAGGCCCACAGCTCAGTCCAACAACTTCGGAAAAATTAATTCAGGTTTGGGCTCCGGGGCCGCTCCGTTCGATCTTGACCGTAGCTCCTGAACCCCCACTCCCCTCGTTGTCCAAGGCTGGCGTGGCGCACCATCAATGTCGCAGCCCTGATGCTTGCGCGGTATCCATGTTCGGCCAGCGCGCTCAGCATTGGTCTTCTCTGAGTGGCAAGACCGGCACAGACTCTGCAAGTTAGCAGGATCGCGCTTTGCGCCGCCTTGAGTGATTGGCACGATATGGTCAACCTCGGTCGCAGGCTCAATGTCTGAACAGCTCTCGCATAGTGGCTGCCGAGCGAGTTGGCGCTTGCGAATCTGCAGCCAGTTCCCAGACGAATAGAACCCGCTCACTGCAGGATGCTCAGTTGCTCGGCGTCGCTGGTGAGATGGGCAGCCAGACCGATGAAGTCGCTGCGTTCGAGGCGCAACCACACCTCTGGAAGTGCGTCATTCCAAGTACGGACGCGCAACAAAATGTAATGGTCGGTTTTCGTCAGATAGGTTTTGGCGTCGCGGAGATCGCACACCGAGATTAAATCATCCCTCATGATGCTGCGACCCTCCGCACGCTCGCGGTCAACGCGATCTTGGTTTGGGGAGAATTAGGGGCGAGAGGCGAATAATCTGTCACCATCCGCATCGCAGGCTTGATCACAACACTGCCGGTCATCACGGTGGCGACGTCGGTCGCGTCCAGCACTTTCATCTCGTGGTAGTAGACCCCCGGGGGAAAGTCGGTGTCGGTGGCATCCAGCACGAACTCGACGCCATAGGATTGCAGCTCCATGCCCTGCCCCAGCTCCTTGCGCACCAGCACCTCCTCCTCGGGCGAAAAGGACGTCCGCGCCATCCGCCACTTGATGGCGGCATCGAGGCTAGGCTCGAAAGGCGTTCCGTCCGCTCTGGTGATGGAAACCGAAACGGCGGCGGTGTCGCCACGGTAGACCTTGATGATCTGACTGGTGGTGGTCATTCTTGGAATTCCCCTTCCATCCAATCGGCGAGCCGCCGCGAGACGGCCTCCAAAAAAAAGCCCGGCGCGACCGGCGGCCGGGACCGAGCTGAGAAGAAACTGAGAACTGTACAAAACTGGCCGTCGTGCCAATTCCCTGCCGAAAAACCGTGCCAAAACCTGTGCCATCGACGTGCCAAACCACGCCCTAAGCGCTTGAAAATTCGGCTGAACGCGCTTGTACAGTTCGTGCCAAATCCGTGCCAAAACGAGCCCGATAACAGGTCAATTTTGCGCACTGGCAAAACGTCAAAACCCCTATAAAAATAGGGGTTTTCGCAAACCGTGGAACCACGCCCAACTTACGGGGTTAGAGGCGTCTCGCCACTGATTTTACTGGGTTTTTTGCCGTTCAGTTCTCTATGTGTGCCAATATCCGTGCCAGAACCGTTCTTAAGTCTCTGCGCTTCCGCTAGTTTTTTCCCTCTGGCGCAAGCGGAATTTGCGCGCCGATCGGCAGAGGTGTTTAGGCCTAATCGCTTGATATACTTGAAAACTCCGCCGTGAGAGACGGTGTGCAGTTCCCGCGCGATTTGGGCGGCGTCTTTGCCCTGTGCGAGCATGCGGCGGATGTCCGCGTCGTACTGATCGATACGCTCGCCCCTGCCCCTGTAGCCACCCCTGTGGCCGTTGAGTTCGGTCTTCAGCCCGAGCTTCTTAATCCGTCTGTTGATTCCGCTGGCAGAGACAGCCGGTAGCTCTTTGGTAATTTCCCGGCCGCCCTTTTTACCCCCCGCGACCAGACGCTGGATGTCAGCATCGTATTGATCGACGAACTGGCCGTGGCTGCGGTTTTTGGTCTTCAGGCCCCGCTTCTTCAGAAATAACGCAATGGCGCTGAACGAAACGCCCAATACCTTCGCCATCTGCCTGAGGGTTTTCCCCTGCTCGACCATCGCGAGGATGCGGGCTTCATCCTTACCAAGCTTGTAGTCTGGCATCTTCCGTAGTGCTGGCGACGCGCCGCTCTTGCGCAGCCAGTGTGTCACCCGACCGGGCCGCATCCCGGTCGCTTTTGCGAGTTCGGTGACTCCCAACTCCGGATGATTGACGTGTAGCTCCAAGAGTTCTCGCTTCTGGACCTCCAACACGGTGGTCCCTTGCCTCCCGCGCTTGTGCGTGATCTCAGCCTCCCGCATCCACATCCCGACGGTGTTATGATCGACACCCAGTTTAGCGGCAATGACGGATTTGGGGCGACCCTGCGCGAACATCTCCTTTGCACGCTCGATCTGCCACAACCGAGCTTGCTCGACCACCGACTTGCCATTGCCGACCGCGAGCACAGCGGTATCGCGGTTCGGTGCCAGCTCGATAGTCGGCCCTGAGATCAACAACGGTACCGGGTCAGCGCCGTCTTCGCCGATCAGGGCAGCTTCGAGCGGTGACGCGGCTTTCGGTCGCGGCGGTGCCCATTTCACGTTGATACCTTCTTTTTGCCAGCGTATGCCGAACACGTAGCCAAGCCCATCAATCATGCCTTCTGGCGTACGCAGGTCGAGGTTGAGCCTCGGCTCGCGGCGCGCTAGCGCTTCGACCTCGCGGCGCAAAACGTCATAGAATTGCGCGTCGTGCTCGTAGTTCTCTTGGAACGTTTTGTAGGTCGCCCAGCCGCCAAGACGCTTCAGATCACCTTGGCGCATCCCCAGAGTTTCCAGCATGTTGGCCGCCACGTGGCGGAGGACGTAAAAGCTATGCTTGCGGCTGCCATCAGGCATGGTGAAGCCAGCTTTATCGCAAATCGCAGGCCAATGGGTTTGGACAATCGCGTTCGTGGTGAAAGTCCCTCCCTTCGACAACGACAAGCGCCCCGGGACCAGCACTGGATTGTGGCCCTCGACCGGATACCCTCGCGACTTCAGCCGCTCCTTGTGCACTTCGATCACTTCGACCGTGATCGGCGATAGCGGCATCCAACGCTTACCGCTTGGGCCGGTTTTGGTATCGTCAACCAGCCCCTCGTGGCGGCGCACGACACGGGAAATACGAAGCCTGCGGGCGGGCAGTTCGACCTGATCCCAGCACAATCCGCAAATCTCTTCATCACGCCACGGAGTGAACAACGCGAGAAAGACCATGACCGCACGGGAGGAAAAGGTAATGTCAACCCGGTCCCTCGCATCGCGCGTCAACACGGCGCGGACCAAGGCTGAAATCTCTTCCAATGTGAGCAGCGGGCGCTCTTTTTTGCGCTTCTGCGGCACCTTCAGCCCGAACGCCTTGACCGGATTAAGCTCAATTAACCCAGCGTCGAGTGCCTCATCGCACGCCAAACTGATAACGCTCTTGTAGCCAGAAAGCGTCCCCTGGGCGGCGTCACGTTCGCTGCGCTCCTCAAGAAGCCAGTCCTTCATCGGCTTCAGGCGAGTCGCCATTAGCTCCGCGAACGTCAATTTGCCAAACCGCTTGCGAAGCATACGCACGGTGCTCTCGACGCCACGTTTCGAAGCCTCTAACAGACCTTCCCGTTTGTTGCGCGCATCCATCAGATCGAGGGCGTCGCCGAAGGTCGGCGAACGCTTGCTAGCGCGAAACTCACCCTTGGATTTCTTCGCAGCGTTTTCCTCTAGCGCGGCGTCTGCCTCCGCCTCGGTCTCGAATATTACTCGGCCCCCGCCAGTAGAGCGGCAGTCGATACGATATCGACGATCGGGCAACAGGTATTTTTTGCCAGAATGAATCGGCCGACCATCGGCGGTCTTGCGGATGGGTTTGGGTTTGCGCTTAGCCATGGTTGTGCCCTTTCGTCCCCATGAATATAGGTGCGGGGGCGCGCGCGGGGGCGCTACGCGGCCTGCCGGTGAGTTTTTCGGGATAGGGGGCTACGGGCATGCCGGGGGGGGAACGGGCTTGCCTGCGAGGCTCTCTGCGGGCTGGAGTGTCATTGGCGGGTGTCGGCGTGGAGGCCTGAAGCGCGTTAGTCACTCGCGCGAGAAGTCCTTGAACGGCGCGAAGCGCTTGAAGTGCTGTTAGTCGCCCTAAGTCATTGGCGAATAATGCCTCTGGCCTTTCTGCCGGGATCGCCACTCACGTTTTCACCTCCGACGGGCTTGCCTGAGTCCGCAACAGCAGTGCTTGACGAAACTCTACTTATTCCCGAACAACTGTTCGATGACCGTCATAACCGTTCTGAGCCGCTAGGAATCGATAATTTGCGAGCTACTTACAATGCCGCTTTGATCGCGGCATGCCTCGCCAAACGCACCATTCAGCCCGCACGCTGACGGCCGCCCACTGAAGATCACCTTCGGCGAATGCGTGAGATGGGGCTGCGCGGCATCCTGGTCTATTGCCACTGCAGCCATCATGTTGTTCTAGACGCTGATCCCTGGTTCGACGACATGCGGCTGTCAGACCTCGAGCCGCGGTTCGTCTGCCAGGGCTGTGGTAGCCGCGGTGCCGATGTCCGGCCCGACTTCGAGGGAGGCAATCAAAAGGCTCGCCCGAGTAAACCCCGCGAGCCGCGGCGGTCGTCGCCAATGGATTAAGTTGGTGCAAGAGGCGGACAGCAGCGGCACCCGATTTTGAGACGAGAACGGCCGTATCGCATGCGCGTGAAATCAGATGCGCTCGACAAGATGAAATTCCGCCGTCCCGGGCTCTCACCAGAAACGTACCTCCAAAGAGCCATTCCATCTTCCTCGAAAGAGCGTTCTCCGCCTTCCTCCCGCGGTCTATTTTACCGACGCGCACATTGGCGTGCAGATCGTGCGCGCTCTCGCTGGCGTCTCTTGGGGAGGGGCGTGCGGATGACCCGTTTCTTCTTCCACGTTCACGACGGCATATCGGTCTTCGATGATGTAGGGCTGGAACTCCCGGACATCGCCGCTGCACAAGCAGCAGCGATCGAATTGAGCAGTCAAATTCTCAACGATGGACCAGAGGGACCATTGTGGCACGACCTTAACTGGCGGGTTGAGGTGACCGACAGCCCTGGAATAGGCGGGCAGACCTTCCTAGTTGTCAACTTTTCGGTCACGCAACGCGGAGTAAACTGACTTTGAATATCTCTGGGCCAATGTCGCGGCGTGCGAGGGACGAAAAAGAAGGCCCCAGTCAGAAGGCGAACTGGGGCCGTCAATAGTTCAACCGGCTTCGGTCATGGTGTGTCGGACAGGGCCGAAGCATCAGTACGAACAACACCGCCGATGGCCAACGTATCCTGGTCACCATGAACGAGGAAGAGGTACCTCCTTAGAGGCACGGCAGCATGTCACAAACCTGTGGCATGACCATTGCATATTCGAAAGGGACTGGGATTTCAGTGCCCAGTCTTGAAAACCAGGACGCTGCCGGGGGGACAGGGATTTCGAGCCCGGCAGCGCCCCTGCTTTCAACGATGCTCCTCCGGCATCAAGACGCTGTAGAGCTTCGCGAGCCAGAGGCTTCCCTTGATCGCCCAACAGGCGAGCCTGACGCGCGCTCGCAGGACTAAGAGCCGGACGGAGGCGCATCCAGACGCTCCTTTATCAGATCAAGGCGCGCGCCAGCCACCGGTGCAAGCGGCGAGAAGCCTCCCTCACTTACGGGGTACGGTTCGGGTTACGTTACGGTTACGGGTTCAGGCGGGTTACGGAGTTACGTTACGGTTCGGCTCTCTTTAGAGAGCCGTAACCCGTAACCAACCTGGCTCGAAAGTGCCCGCTTTCGAACGTCTCAATAATGGTGCATTCTGGACGTCGTCTTCCGACGGAGCACAGCAATGAAGAGTATTCAGTTGGCGATGCTTGTGACGGCCCTTACTGTCTTTGCTGGCGAAGCACATGCGGCGGGTGGTTGTGGCGAGGGCTGTTACAGGACGAGCGGTGGAGCATGTGTCGTCGACGGCTGGGGCACGGGAGCCAAGGTTCGGAACGAATGCCCAGCGACCTCTCGTCCCCGTCCACCCTGCGGCGGCCGAGACTTTATCTGGGACCGGGGCAAGCAGGCATGCTTCCAAAACAACCGCGACTGGTACTGACAAGGATATCCAGCGTCGAGATTTGAGCGTCAGCCCTGGTTCACCTTCCAGCGACCGCCGAAGCCGCGGTGCTGTCGTTCCTGCGATGGGATATCGGAACACGGTGGCAACGTGACGCGCGTCACAGCGGCCATCGCTGGGAGCGCGTACATCCTGCATCCGATGGCAATCAAGCCATACACAGAACAGGAAGAACGCAGATGAAGACGCTGAGCGCTCATGAACTGTCAGCCGCCGAGCTGGAAGCAGTTTCGGGAGGTTCTCCGACCCTCACTGTTCCAGCGGGTACGTTCGACAAGCTGTTTGCGGCGATCGATAAGAATCTTGAAACGGTGAAGCAGCTGCCGAAGGGCGGTTACCTTCCGCCTGGCTAACGCAAGCGAGCTGACTTTGAGCGGGGCGACGCGCGGCTTGCAATAACCGGCGATCGCCACCGAAGGCACAGGCCGCCAACTGAGGCGGCCTTACTTTTGGAAATACCACCACAACAACGCCGTCAGAGTAACGGTAGTGGCCATGCGCCGGCGTTCATCATGAATCTGTAATCTCTCACGAACGCGTGGGTAACCCTCGGCGTCGGCTTTGAAGCAGACAGATTCGCCCTATCTATCGGCGGCGGGCGAATTGCGCCCAGGATGACGGACAACCGATGCCGCGAGCCGAGCTAGCGAAAATGGGAATCGCCTGTGCGATCGCGATCGTCGCGACGTTGTTTGTGGCACTCGACGCGTTCGTGGACGTCAACTCAGGCGTGATCGCAAAGCGGATCGAGGTGGCGGAGGCCTCGATTGCGGAGGTCGCCATGAGCCAGCGCCAACTCGCCTCGGCAGTTCATGCGTGGGCCCATCGAGGCCATCAGAAGCGATCGCCCTCTGCGATAGAATAA